GCATCTTCAACAATAGGTCTAGTTGGTATATAAGTAATTTCAATAGGTTCTACATCCATTGTATTGTCTGCTACATCACACTCTTTATTTGGACAGAACGGACCAATACCGGGAGCAATAATTAAAGGTGTACCACACTTATAGCAAGGTGCTAATGTAGTATCACTTAATTCTGGTTTATATACTAGAGGACCAACTGATTCAACTCCGGGCGGTGTATGACTACCCCGCGGGGCGAATAAGTATGGATGATCTTTAATATCAAATTCTTTTTCTGGCTGTTCTTTAATTTGGGTTATCTGATCATCAGTTAGCGGACCATCATCTGGTTCGTATTCTGGGTCTGGCTCAGGCTTTTTGTAACCAGCTTCTGAAATCTTTTCTGTTTCTTCTACTACTGGTTCTTCTTTATCCCAGTCTTTACTTGCATTAGCTGCTAGTACAAGTGCAATAGCAAGTGGGTCAAATACAATGACAAGTAAAATAATAACCCAACGTACTGCACGTTCTAAAATGTTAGCATCAGGGTTATCCCCATATAGTAATGCTGCTATATATTTTATCGGCCCAACCTCTGCTTCCACTTTTCGTACTTCGGCGGCAATAGGCGCACGGGCATCGTTAAGTTCTGCGATAGACTTCTGCGACTGTAATATTTCATTTTGAAGGCGAGTACGTTCTTTCTGCTGGGACTTACGCATAGCCACAGCTTTCTCGGCACCCCTTTCATCTGTTGAGCGGCCCAATACTTGGTCCACTCCCTCATCCATCTGTTTAAGTGCCTTACGGTTTGCTTCAATATTTTCTTTTTCGGTTTTAATTTTTTCATCATATATTGCTATCTTAGATTGTACATCACCTGATGTAACACCTTGATCCATGTGTGCTTTACTTAAGAAGCCAAATATACCCATACTTGTAATTAATGCAATAGCTATTACAGCTGGCACTAAGTATAGTTTGAGTAGTAATCCAGCACGATGCCAATACTTACGCAACCAAACAGTTGCAGTAATCTTAGCGAGTTCAAGTGCTGAACCCATAATGATTACTGGGACAACGGCCCCGGCAAAGATAGTAGTTAAACCAATAATACTATACCATGCAGCGATAGCACTAAGGGTTAATGCTACTAATAAGGTGAGGTTGGAAAAACTAAATATTCTTTTAAGCATTTTGTATTTAGTCTAAAATAGACCACCTAAATAGTCATTCAAATAACTGACCGTAGATATCAATAAATTGTTCTAAATTTAGTATTAATTTTTGCGGGATGCCTGGACCTTGATAAGCCAAATAAGTAACACTAGCACCACCACGATGTTCATCTACTTCTCTTACTTGAATTATCTCTATTCTGTTTCCATCTTCAAATGTATATGATCTACCTACTAAAGGATGTGTCATATCGCATAACCAAGCACTTGATAGATCAATTGATCTAATTCGGTTTGATAATCGTGATTACCTAGTCTACGCTTTAACCAAATTGTTTCTAACAATTCTTTAGCATTTGAAGGCATTTCCCCACGGAATTTTAATTCATCAAGTAGATCCTTAGTATCAAACTCACCAAGATCAACATCTACTTCTGCGGTAATATATGGCATATCAATCTTTATTTCTTGTTGTGATAAACATCAAACTGTGACCACTGGCCGCGCCAGTTATTATGCTCACTATCCATACCATAGTCATCAAGTTCGCCGCCATTGTATATCAAACGATTTACAATTGAACTACCCTGAACATCCCATGTTGTATATTTTAGTTTGCGAGGATCAAACTCTTCACCTTCAGTTTCAATAGTAGTTTGAATACAACTACCCTTGCCACCTTGAGTCCACATTACAAAGTAACCTTTACCCAAATATTCTGGATATAGTTCTTCTACTTCTTCTGTAGCATCCCAACGACTATCATTATCTCCGTGTGCTTCACCAATAAAACCATCTAAGGTGCCGTCATAAATTTCTTCACCACTTTCATCAGTGATAGTCATATGAGTGTCATCTTCATCAAAGCCCCAGAATGAATGAACGTCTTGGTACTCATAGTAAGCACTATCAAATTGTGCTTTCTTTGGTGTTTCATTCTCGTCATAATCATATGACTCATTCATGGCATCGGACAGATCATCTTCGTGATCCTCGTGACTCCAATATTCGTATTGTTGTTTACTGATCTTACCTACACCAATCTCACGGGTACGACCCCAGATACGAATAGTATATTCACCTGCAGGATAATTTGGTAGTACAGGTGATTTTTCCGTTACTGTTTCTTTGTCAAAGGGCCGGTTAGCTACTTGTTCATTTACAAGTGCTGCTAATTGTGCTTTCATTTCTTCATCACTAGGCGGAGTACCGACGTTTTCATCGTCATCCTCTTCTTCCTCAGTCGTAGCCCACTTAGCTTTGTTGGCAGCATCCTTTGCGGCTTCTGCAACTCCAATTTCAGTTAGTTCAACCACGCTATCACACATTGGACAAAGTTTAATTGGCTCATCTATCTCGTTACCATCTTTATCTTCCCAAGACCATGCTGAATCATAAGATGCACCGGACCATTTACACTTGGTACACTTGTGAGTAATAGGTGCTACATAGTCTTGGTGTACTTCCCAATTTTCTGCCTTATAAGTAACTTCGTACCCACCCTTGCGGTCAGTCCACCAATCATCTTCGTTGAGATAATCCCATTCAATTTCAACATCGTTATCCTGGGCTTCGTCGAGTACATCTTCAACATCTTCCTCACCTGATTCTAGTTGAGCAAGTTTTGCTGCAATAGCATCTTCATCCAACTCAGGATAAATTTCACTTAACAGGTCTGCATCAATGTCAAGACCATAACGTTTCTCTACTTGATGCCATTCACTTTTAACTACTGATACCATGATTTACTCCAAAGAAATTCTTAATTGACTTTCGTTATAGATGTGCAATGCACCTGCTACTTCTGGAGTAGTACATTCTACAACAACTCTGCGTTGACCAGCAAGTGTATCAAATACTGATACAACTATACCGGGCCATTTGTAACCACTAACCTTTTCTACTTTATCACCTACTGCTAATAATGCCATTGTTATACTCCTAATGCATTAGTATATCACTTATCATCACGAAATCTAACAAATCTGGGGAAACGCAAACTGTAAGTACCGTCTTGATTTTGAGTAATTACATCACACAATATTTCACAAGTTTTACCGATAACCATATTCCTGTCACGCCATAGATTATCTCTGTCAGTATCACTAAAGCCACTACCAACATTGACTGTAATGAACTTAGAATCATCTTCACCAGAACAAACCAGTGCCCCGAGTCGTCCTTTGTTCCTACCAGTACCTTCTTCAACACCAATGACCTCTAAGTCTACTGTAATCGTGGGTTTCCATTTCATCCAATCCGTACTACGCTTACAGATATAAGGTGCTTCCATTTCTTTAATCATAATCCCTTCAAATCCGGCATTAACATTATCCTTAGCATAACGTTCAAGTTGATCCTTACCTGCGGCTGTATCTAAGTCAACCATAATGTGTGGCAAGAGTTCAACGTTAGGCATAGTATCAATTACGGGACGCATATCATCAAGAATTCTAATGCGTTTTTCTAGTTGTTTATTCCAATGTCCTTCACGGAAAGCCTCTAGTGGCAAAATGTCAAACACATTGTAGACACTATCCTCTGCTTGCACACCAGTCTTACGGCGTGCTTGTCGCATCAGTTCTTGGAAACTATTACCAATCACTTCACCGTCAAGTACAAAACCCATACTTAAATTACTAGTTGCGGCTTTGCGAACCAGTTTAAGCCAATTATCACGAATCTGATCTTCAATATGAGTGAAGTTTTCAAAAGTTTTACCGTTACGACTAAAACAGATTGTAGTCAAGCCTTCACTAGCACCTGGGATAACCATCAATAACATACGAACACCATCTAGTTTGGGTTCAAGACGTTTGATGCCCTTCATCTCAGGACGACCTTCACTATTAGCTGCTAGTTGACAACTAAAGATTGGGATTTCATATTCAGTCTTTTTACAAATTTTGTTGATAGTAGTACTAGAGATACCTACACGAAGGTCTCTACGTAATACAGGAGCAAGGAATGTATTCCATTCATCACTATCAAACCGTTCAGACAAACTCTGTACTGCATCACGGGCAGCATGACCAGTTAACTTACGTTGGCTAAGTTGATTCATCAGATCATTGAAGTCATCCCAAGGATTTTCTGCATTAATAATTCCAATAGTATTGGGAATTTGTTTAACACCAAAAACTATATATGGGTTATAACAAACTTTAGCTAAAGCTAAAAAATTGATAGCGTTTGTGCTACCTAGTGTAGCAGCCTCCAATGCCTGTAACAATACATCTTCTTTGTAAAGACGGCTATCCGATTCGTTTAATTTTGTTATCCATGAAGCTGACATTATTTTTCCTATTTAAATTTTTAGTTTGTTACGTGAAGTAGCCTCTACTGCCCTAGATTTACATTCATCTACTACTTCAGTAGGCACATTTTCATAATTACTAAGACTAGCGCATTCATATTCAATTATCACTGAGTTTGGATCGTCGGGTTTCATGCATTCTGGATCGACTTTAAGCCAACATAATGCAACACCCAATCCCAATATACATATGATAACATTTTTAATCATTTTTACACTAATGCAATTTTTTCTTCCTTCAAGATTTTAACCAATTGACGATTGCGTTCATCTTGTTCTTTGCGCTTACGCTTGTCATCCAACTTCTTGTCAATTACCATACTGTCATAGTCACGTGCCCACATCACACCCTGCATCCAACTGGCAGCACTTTCTAGTGTACCA